CTGGTGCGCGGCGTAATCCTATGCGCGGTGGCATTCGTTTGTGATTTATGGGCTGTCTTGGTCCGTTGACAGCCTATTGGTCTAAGCAGGTTAATCGCTCGGGAAAGCGTTCGCTTGTGTTTAGCAAGAATGATGCTCTCTCGGGCGTTCCTGTTCAGATTAAGTGCGGTCAATGTGTGAATTGTCGTTTGCAGCATGCTGCGCAAAGTGCAATTCGTTGTTTGCATGAGGCTCGTTCGCATGAAGTTAATACGTTCGTTACATTGACTTATTCGGATGAGAATTTGCCTTCCGATGGTGGTTTAGACCACAGGCATTTTCAGTTGTTTTTGAAGCGTTTGCGTGATCGTTCAGATTTTAAGTTCAAGATGGTTATGTGTGGTGAGTATGGCGAGAAGTCTGCTCGTCCGCATTATCATGCGTTGTTGTTTGGATGCGATTTTAGTGACAGGCGTTTTTATCGTAAAACTAAATTGGGTCACAATTTAGATACGTCTCAGTTTCTGGAGGATTGTTGGAAACTGGGTTTTTGTACTGTTGGTGATGTTATGTATGAGAGTTGTCGTTATGTTACTGGTTATGTAATGAAAAAGCAGACTGGTGAAAAGTCTGCGGATTATTATATGGGCCGTAGGCCTGATTATATTGTTTGGGGGAATGGTATTGGAAAGTTGCATTTTGAGAAATATGGTAGTGCATATTACGATAATGATTTTGTGATTGTTGATGGTAAGAAGATGAGAATTCCGCGTTATTATGATACGAAGTTCGAGATTGTTGACAGTGTTAAATATGCTGCTATAAAGAAGGAGCGTGTTCGTAAGGCTAAGTTGCGGCCTGATGATTTATCTAATCGTCGGTCTTGGACGCGCGAGCAGGTCGCTAAGGCGAGTTTGTCTAGAAGGTCTCGTGATTATGAAACTTGAAGGATATGCGGTTTTTGATGCAGCCGTGGGGGCGTATAATCGCCCGATGTTTTTTCGGTCCCGTGCTGAGGCTGTTCGTTCGTTTCAGGATGCTGTGAGGGACCCACAGTCTAGTCTTGGTTCTCATGCGCGTGATTACTCTTGGTGTTACGTTGGTGATTTTGATGATAGTTCCGGTGTGTTTGAGCCTGTTGGTACACCGGTTCGTGTTTGTGGTGCGTTGGATTTTGTTGTAGGTGATGATCCTACTGCATGAAAGGAAAGGGGGCCAGAAGGCCCCCTTTTTTTATTTCGTTTTGGTTTTGAGTTTTTCGATTTCGTTGTTCACTTTTAAGAGAACAGTGGTAGTTTCGTTGAGTAGCTGTTCTGCGAGTTGTTTGAATGCGGGTTGTTTTTGAGTGTTGATTGCCCGCTTTTGTGATGCTATCTCTTTTTCCAATCCGATTTGGATTGCGAGGAGGTCTCGTTCGTTAAACATGGTTTTTCTCCAATGTGAAAGGATAGTGTTATGAAATCTAGTATGCAGCACCAGTTTAGTCAAGTGCCTCGTGCGGATATTCCGCGTTCTAGTTTTGATCGTTCGCACAATTTTAAAACTACGTTTGATGCTGGTTTTCTTATTCCTTGTCTTGTGGATGAGGTGTTGCCCGGTGATACGTTTAATGTTCATATGACTGTTTTTGGTCGTCTTGCTACTCCTTTGCATCCGTTTATGGATAATATGTGGATTGATACGTTTTTCTTTTTTGTCCCAAATCGTTTGCTTTGGGATAATTGGCAGAAGTTTATGGGTGAGCGTGCTAATCCCGGTGATAGTATTGATTATATTGTTCCTACTATGACTTCTCCTGCTGGTGGTTATTTGAATGGTTCTGTTCATGATTATTTTGGTATTCCTACTCAGGTAGCTGGTATTACTCATTCTGCTTTGTGGCATCGTGCCCACAATAGAATTTATAATGAGTGGTTTAGAGATGAGAATTTGCAGAATTCTAAACCTATGAATACAGGTGATGGTCCTGATAATCCAGCTGATTATGGTGTTTATCGACGCGGTAAGCGTCATGATTATTTTACGTCATCGTTGCCGTGGCCTCAGAAAGGTCCGGCTGTGCAAATGCCTCTTGGTACATTTGCGCCTGTTGTTAGTGATGCTACTCGTCCGACTTGGAATGTTGGTGGTACGACTAAAGGTATTTATCAGCAACCGGGTGTGACGAACCCGTTGATTACTGATGGTCCGAATGTTGGTGCTAATACGTCGTTTTCTGTTTTTGTGAATTCTGGTTTGAAGACAGATTTGTCTTCTGCTACTGCTGCGAGTATTAATCAGTTTCGTCAAGCTTTTCAAATTCAAAGGTTGCTTGAGCGCGATGCGAGAGGTGGCACACGTTATACTGAACTTATTCAAGCTCATTTTGGTGTTACTAGTCCCGATGCTCGATTGCAGAGACCAGAGTATCTTGGTGGTTCTAGTGTGCCTCTCAATGTTAATCCTATTGCTCAGACTAGTGCTGTTCCTTCCCAGCCTACGCCTACTGGTAATTTGGCTGCAATGGCTACGTATGCGATAAAGACAGGTTTTACTAAGTCCTTTACTGAGCATGGTGTTATTATTGGTTATGTTTCTGCGCGTGCTGATTTGAATTATCAGCAGGGACTTAATCGTATGTGGTCTCGCTCTACGCGTTATGATTTTTATTGGCCTGCATTGTCTCATATTGGTGAGCAGGCTGTTCTTAATAAGGAAATTTATTCCGTTGGTTCTGCTAATCCTACTCAGGATAATGCAGTGTTTGGTTATCAAGAACGTTGGGCTGAGTATCGTTATAAGCCCTCGAATATCACTGGCCAATTTAGGTCTAATTTTGCTCAGACGTTGGACACATGGCACCTTGCTCAAAACTTTGGCGCGTTGCCTACGTTGTCCAGTACGTTTATTGAGGAAAATCCTCCTGTTGGTCGTGTGATTGCGGTGCCTTCGTCACCGGCGTTCTTGTTTGATGCGTATTTTTCTATGCGTTGTGCTCGTCCTATGCCTGTGTATAGCGTTCCCGGCTTTATTGATCATTTTTAAAGTCGGGGGGTGTAGGGGGGCGAAGCCCCTCCTACGGTAGCCAGGGCAATCGCCCTGGCGAAGTCCCTCTCGGTTGTCCTCTTTGGAGTTTTCCCCGATGGGAGTTTTTGATGGAATTATCGGTTCTGTTATTTCCGGTATTGGCGGTGTTGTTCAGAATTCTGCCAATGCTAAGGAAGCTGAGAAGAACCGTGCGTTTCAAGAGCAGATGTCTAGTACTGCGTATCAGCGTGGTATGGCTGATATGAAGGCTGCCGGTTTAAATCCTATTCTTGCTTATCAGAAAGGTCCGGCGTCTAGTCCTTCTGGTTCTGCTGCTGTGGCTACTAATGTTGGTGAAGCCATGGTTAATAGTTATAATAATTCGGCTCGTACTGCTGCCGATAATACTCGTACTGAGGCTGAAACTGGTAAGACCAAGTCTGCTACTGCTCTTATTAATCAAGAGTTAGAGAATGCTAAGCTCACTGGAGATCAGATACGTGCTAATACTGCCAAGACTATGGCAGATACTACTAAGACTGAGGTTGATACTCAGCTTTCGGAAGCTCTTATTCCGCGTTATCAGCAAGAGCTTATTAAGTTGCAGAGTGAGAATACTGCTCGTTCTGTGGATCAGAAGTTTTATGGTTCTAAGTATGGTGAAATAGCTCGTTATATCGGTAATACGATTGGCGAGGTCAATCCTCTTTCGTTTTTGCGAGGTCTGAAATGAGCAAGTCTGTGTTTGATAAGGCGGCAGATGATTTGTCGCCGCCGTTTAATTTGTATGCTGGTCGTGATACATCTGAGTATGCGTTGTGTGATTTTGGTCCCGGTTTGTGTCAGCAAGAGTTTGCTGACGATTGTGATATTAATTCTATTATGCGTCGTTACGCTAATAGTGGTACTGTTCCTGTTTATGCTGATAAGCAGCCGTTTTATGTTGATAATACGGAGCTTATGTCGTTTCAAGATATGCAGAATGTTCTTATTTCTGCGAGGGAAGCGTTTATGTCGCTTCCTGCTGATGTTCGCAAGCAATTCGATAATGATCCGATTGCGTTTGCGGATTTTGCTTCTGATAGTGCTAATAATGAGAAGCTTCGCGAGTGGAATATGCTCTCTGAGGAGGCTGTCCATCGCCTTGATGCGGCGAAGGCCGCAGAGGCCGCGAAAGCGGCCGAAGCCTCTCAGCGGCCGGCTCAGGCCGCTGGAGGCGATAAAGCCGCTACGTCGGCTCCACCCAGTGGTTCGTCTTGATCTCAACTGGGTGGAGTGACAGCTTTTGCTGTTACGTTTTAGATCGATTTTTCGATCGCAGGTCCTGAAAGGAGATGGTGATATG